CTCTTGTTTAGCCTTCCGCTTAACTTTTAATAATTGATTAGCAAGCTTAAGATTCCTAATCTCACGTATGTCAATCGCATCCTCAAGGTTTATATCACCCTTAGATAATGCCATCTGTATGTTCTGCTCTAGCATACCTTTTTGCTCTTCGTCTGGAGATATCTCAATGAATATACCAAAGTCATACATATACAACTCATTTATGTCATTAAGTATAGATACATTATACTTGCCTATCTTATTAATAAACTCTTCTTTAAAATCGGCATACTGTAAAACATCAGCCACCCGATATGATAACCCTTCAGCTAATGTTCTATACATATAAAGACTTCCATCTAATATGTGTCTAGTCGCTGTATTTGAGTTGGCTGCTGCAAGTTTTTGTAGACCAACTAAAGAGTTAGGGTCAGGACTACTTCCATCTCTAGCCTCATTTAATCCTGTTACGTTACGTATCTCATTTAAGTAATGATTATAGTTACCTATAAGCATTTGAGATTTAGATGCTCCAGAGTTAGCTGTTAATTGCTGTATTGGAACTCTTGCGTTATTAAACTCACCATCCCCTGTATAGCTTCTACCAATTACACTACCTGTTTGGAAGTATAGTCTCAAAGCATCCTCTGGATTGTATGCTGCTCCTGTACCAAGGTCAACCTCATTAAGCCCATCAGCATCAATGAACACACCATCAGGAACTACTCTAGATATTACTTGCTGCAGCTTTAAATGAGTAATCTGAATCAAGTCAGTGAATGGTATCATTCTTCTAACTAAAGACTCAATTATACCTTTGTACATTCTTGGGGCTACTGCTACATAATTAGGCATAGCGTGCTGAGATGCAGACTTAGGTCGAACCATATTCTCAGACATCTCCCACTTAAGTATAATGTTAGTCCCCATGACCATAACACCATTATACCATACATCAATAGTCTTAGATACTTTCTCAAATGACCCTTCCTCCATCATTTCTTCAGGTGGGTTAAATTGGTCATCTTTTTCTACCATAGAAATATTACCATTCTCTTTAATTTTCTTCTTGTACACAACCTCTTTGGTTGTCTTATAGTTGAAGTACATAAGAGTAGTAGTGTCTCTATAGAATATGTCATTATCATAGTACTGAGCTACGTTATAGTAGTCGTACCAAGCGTCACCATACTTAGATATTTCTTCTAAATCAGAGTTAGTTAATGTAGGGTCTATTTTCTTTAATTCTGTTATTGGAACAGTTTTAATCTCACCCCAATAAAAGCAATCTTTAAAGTGAGGGTCTTCGGTGTAGCTATACACCACATTAGCAGGGTCTACATAGTCAATTTGTATTCCAGCTCCTGGAAGAAACTCGTGTTTAGCTATTGCTACTCCAAGAACAGTTAAATCATAATCAAGTCGTTTTCTGATATCATCGTAATGATTCTCATCAAACATTGTATTAACAGCAGTCTCTTCAGCTATCTCAATAGCAGGCTTATATTTGAGCTGCATATATAATGCAAGCTCCTCATCTGTTTGAGGTAATTCATCAGGACTAACAGTAAAAGGATTAACTCCTGTATTTTTTTGTATTTTCTCAAGTAATGGCTTATTAAGCATCTGCCCTTCAACCATGTCTTGATACTTGCTTCTCTTAGATTGAGACATAGCATCTTGAGAATACGCCTTAACCTTAAACTGTCGGTCAGACATACCATTAACAACAATATCAACAAACTTAGGAATTATAGGAACAGGTGTCCAATCTAAATTTAAATACGACAAATCACCATCAACAGCAAGCTCATTTTTATATTTGCCAACAGATTGCTCTCCACGAGCATATAATCTTAACCTATGGAAGTCTCCCCATTGGTTATAAAACCTGCATCCTGCACCATCCTTTTTGAACCATTCGTAAGAAATGGCTTCGCCTATTTGCAATCCAAACTCAGGAGATTTCTTCTCAGAGTCTGATACAAATTGGCTTGGGAAACCTGCAGATGATATGTTTATCTTAACATCTTTCATCTAATAATTTCGCTAATATTTCCTTTATTGCTGTATCTTGCAAAGTTAATGTTTATTTTTGATTGTTTTTTCTCAGCCTTATATAGATGCTTGTTAACAGCCATTAACGCCAAGCCTGAACTTATTGTAGCATCAAACTTAGTTCTATTGGATATGTCAAACTTTGACCAATCTTCTAGCGTTCTATTAAATGGCATACTACCTATCTCATCAGAATCTCTATACGTTGCCTCAGTATCAAAGCCTATGTGCTTCTCAATGTAAGACTCTATAGCTGCTGCGTGAGCCTGCTTAACGTCTTCACTACTATTTGGTATACCTCCTAACTCTCTTTCTGTAGTAGATAGTTTATTGAATGTCTTATCGGGTCTATTCATACAGAACCCTCTGTACCCTCTATTCTTAAAGTGGTACAGCAACCTTGGTTTATTATTCTCTATAAGGATTGGCATACTATAAAACACGCACGCCATCAGAACCTCCTCAAAGAATATCTCTGCTGTCTGAGGTCTAGCTACATACTCTAAGAAGAACTCATTGCTAGGTGCTTCATCCATATTGAACATAGTCACACCATGAAGTGCACCGTTAGAGCCACCTCCACCTACAGTACCTGAGATATCATAAGAGTCACAACCGAATGCACCTATATGGTCATTGCCAGGGTGTTTCACATTATTACGTGTGATGGTCCTATTCTGTAAGTTTTTATTAGGAGTCCAACTTACGTTGAACCTACCTCTCTTGTCAGGGGTAAATACAACCTCGCTATCCTTAATCCCATCCTTCCAATGGAAGCTTCCTCTAGTAGTATGATGCTCTCTTATCAGTCCATCGTTGTAGTCTATCTGCTGATATATTTTAGTCAGATTAAATAACGACTGCTTGCTCTCATCTCTGAATGCGTGAGACTCTGTTCTTGGGAACTGTCTGTAGTACTCATTTAACGCATCTGCATCGTTTTTAAGAGACTTTACTTCCGCTTCCCAGTAATCTATAGCACCGTTCTTAATAAGCCTACCATCAACTCCCATTACAGGCTCATCAGGCTTGTTAAATACAGGCATACCGTATCTATCTATAAAGCCCTCCATATTCCATTCCATTGGGATGAAAAGCTTATAGAGACCACTCTTAGTCTGTCCGTTGTCGTTACGATGTAATACGTCAGAGTCTAGGTAAATATCCTTGTAGTTCTGACCACCCTTGCTAAGTGCATTTGAGGTTGACCCCATCATACACTTGCCTATTATCCTACTACCTAATCGTAAACAAGTCTTAGTTACACGCCAGTTGTCCTTTATGTTATTGGGTTTCAGCCACTTAGCTGATTCATCGTGAGCCAAGAATAGTAACTTCTCACCATCATAACTGTTGTCATCTGTGTTCTTCCAATCTATAGATGTATCGAGTCCGTCTACCTCAGTATCATCAGACTCGTACATATTCTTCTTAGTAATCTTAGATGCAGGTACTCTAAACGCAAGCTCAGTCTTTGGCTTGTCCATACCATCCATAATAGGTCTGAAGAAGAACGGTAGCCTTACATTAATTGGGACTACCTTGTCCGTAAACATCTTCTTAGCATCTGCTCCTGTCTTAGATAGTATACCAATCCTAGAGTCACGAGCCAGTGTACCTATATTAACGCATTCGGAAGATGTCATAAATGAGAACCCTGAACGTCTAATCTTTAGGTATATCATCCCAAAGCTTCTGTCGTCAGCCTTGCAAGCTTCCCAAAATATCCAATATATTCTATTTGCCTCTCTATAATCAGGGTATCCAACGTCAATAGATGCCCATTGTAGGTACATATAATGAGAGCCTGTGATGTATGTAGGCTTGCCATTATTTGCAAACCAGAATCCCTTCTCTCTATAGTCAAACTCTTCTTCTATGTAGTCAACCCATTTGTCCTTAAACGCAGATGGCTTATCGTTCCACTGGAATATAGATTGTATCCTTGCAAGTTCCTTGGGTAGCTCTTGTCTCTCCCAATACTGATGCTCTTTTTTATCGTGTCGTTTATAATACTTATCAGGAGCTTTAGGTAGACCTATAACAAATCCTTCTATAGATACAACTTCGCCTAACGTGCCGTCCTTTGAGATTATAACAATGTCATACTTCTCATTATACCCGTACGACCATGATTTAGCCTTATTCTTGCTTGTATATACCGCTTTGGGTATAAAATCATTGAGTACTACGTACAGATTATTTATTAG